GCTTGTGGGTTCTTGCCTTCCATAAGTTTGCTTAAATCAAAATTTGCCATTTTTATTTATTTTTTTTATGGGTTTTTTATTTTATGATACCAGCTAATTGCTTAAAGCGATTTGCTAATTCATTACTTTCTGCGATGATTTCTTTTTTAGGAGCTGTTGAAGCTTGAGCCTTAGAAGCAATACCTTCGGTAATGTTCTTTTTAACTTGAGCTACTTTTCTTTCAGTTCCTGTGAATTTCATTGATTCAGAAAGTGTTGCGTAAACTAATTTTACTTCTCTTACAGTTGAAGTTCTGTCTAAATTTTCTACAACTTTAACTTTTTGTTCGTTAGTTAAGTTATAACCTCTGAACAATTTGTTAGCGTATAATAATTTAGCGTTTAAAAGGTTTACTTCGTTGATTGTGTTTTTCAAAGATTTAATAACAGCCAATGCTTCTTCTAATTCAGCTTTAATAGCTTCGTTAGCTGCTGCATCTACCGCTGGTGCTTCTTCTTCAGCTTCATCATCTCCATATCCCATTTCTCTTAGAATTTCGTCTAAGTCGATTTCATCATCAGCCATAGCTGGGTCTTCACCCTCTATTGCTGGTTCTTCAGTTGGTTCAGCTGCTACTGGTTCTTCAACCGGCATATCTTCACCTTCCATAGCTGGCGCTTCAGCAGGAATTTCTTCCTCACTTTCTTCACCTGCGATTTGTGCTTCTAACTCTCTGATGATAGATTCTAAATCTAACTCATCTTCGTCAGTTGCATCCATGTCCATTTCTGGAGCCATGTCTTCACCTTCAAAAGCTGCTGGTTCTTCTGCAGGAATTTCTTCTTCTGCACCGAACTCATCTTCGCCTTCAGTAAGGTCTTTAACTTTGTCGTAGTCTTCTACTTCGCTTCCAGCTTCGCCAGATTGCTTAGAGATACCACTTAGGTCAGTTTGTGCTGAGTTTGCTTTGTCTGCTGGTTGTTTGTTATCACCACCGCCTAATTCACTAGATACATCATTATCTTCGTTCATATCTGCTTCTTCTTCATCACCTTCCATTTCGGCTTGTAATTTCTTAGAAAGAATAGATTGTAAACGAGGAGTAAATGCTTCTTCTAGTGCTATTTTAGCATTAGCGATAGCAGTTTCACGTACAGCTTTAGCATCAGCAATTGCTTCTTTCAACAATTTTGAACTTGCCATTTGTTTTCCTTATTTATCGGATTTCTGAAGTCATTGTATTTGTGGACTTCAATAGAATTTTTTATTGGCGTTTTGGTCACTACACATAAAGGTGAGTATTCATTACCAATGGAAAAACCTATATGAAATAGGTTATTGTATCAATAAATATACAAAAGATTGAGAAAACGTAATTTTTCTAAAAAATTCTTTAGAAAAGATAAATAAATCCAGAATACTTATCTGATTTAAGTTTTTGGCGAATACGCTCATCTGAACAACCAAAGAAGTTGGCTGCATCTATAATTGAATAAAATTCTTTACCTTCACAACTTATGATAGGTAATTCTAATGTAATGTTTCTTTCCCACAAATCTTGCATTTCGTTGTAGGTAATATCCCATCCATCGGCTTTCTTCCAATGGCGGTATTTGGGATTGTTTGATTCTATATAATTTCTAGCCATTGATTCGCTCATATCACCACCAATCAATTCTGCTACCTGTTTTGGATTTTCAAAAGGGATACCATCAACTTCGTATTTAATATCCGGCTTCGTTTCCTCACCAATGATTTGCCACTCTTTATATTTTGATTTAGTTGAACGGCATCTTCTTTGAACTTCGGTAGCTACTAATACATTTGGGTCTATTGATATAGCTGCTTCTCTAAATGATTTGTATTCCTTACCATCTACTATACATTCATAAGTTCCATCGAATTCAATATCTTCAGCAGCAATATCAGGGTTTCCTTTTACAAATACTAATATGTTTTGGTGAACCGATGCTATCTTACGATTTCTTTTGAAGTAGGTATCAACCACTCTAGCAGCCTGATGTTGCGAATTGAATAGAATCATATCGTTATAGAAGTGTAGTCCAGCTTCCTCACAAGCTTGAATAGTTTTAGATACCAATCCTTTATACTTTCCGATTTTGTAATTTCCAGTTAGAGATTGCTCTCTTACTTCGGATACTACTACTGCAAAGAATCTATTGTTCTTTAACTTTTTCGCAGCCTTTCCTAATATACTGAAATACTTTTCATCAAACTTATCATCTTCCATAGTTGATATATCTAAAGGATTATCACTATAAACTTCTAAATCATAATAAGGTGGGCAAGTAAAAACAAAATCAAATTGTTCATCTACTAATACATCAAGTATATCATCACTATCACCAGTTACCCATTTTGGTTTATCTGATTGCTTTCGGTTTTCTTCTATTTGTTGTTTGGATAAATCAATACCCATATACTCATATCCCATTTCAGTTGCTACAATACCCCTAACACTTCCGCCGGCAAATGGGTCTAATATCTTACCTTCTTTTGGAGTGAACCATTGATACATATGCTCACAAAGAGTTGCATCGAATATTGAAATTGTATTATCTTCCCAGAAACGGGCTCTACTTTCGGTATCCTCTCTACCTAATTCCGATTGAATATTATAGGTTTGTACCCAGTACCTCTTACGGTCCTGCCATTCTTTAGTTCTTGTATCTAATATGGAGAAAGGCTTAATCATATGTAAAGATACGAAAAAAGCTTGGAATAACCAAGCTTTTCTTTATATATTTTTAAAATTTATTTATTCAGAATATTCAGCATCTCTATCTAAATTCATTATATAATCACTTTCTACCTTTGCCATTCTCGCTCTCCATTTTTTTAATTCGTCAGTACCTTTTTTTAATTGTTGTAATAACGTTGTTTTTTTATTCAATTCCTTTTCAGCAAAATATTTTTTAGATAATTCTTTTTGTACATCTTCCAAATTTCTAACTTTATTAGATAATGCTAAATATGCATTGTACATAGGTACACCAGCTTCTTTAATAATTGATTCGTTAGGTACACAATTTGGAACTTGCTTACCACCTTTATCTTTCATACCAATTTGCTGATACCCTTTCCAACAAGGACCTTTATCTTCAGCTATTTTACTTTCTTTACTAATGTTTTGTTTTTTGTAATTAGATAGTGTTTGTAATGCGTTTTTTAATCTTTGTTGAATAAGGTTTTTTTGTTCGGATGATTTGGTTGCTGCCATTTTATCTTTTAGTGCCTTAATTCTATTATTTAAATTTTGTATTTTTTCGCCAGTTGATTTTGCAGGTTCTTCGTTAATATTTTCGTTTGAATCACCATATTCGTGATAGTTTCCAGATGCTTGAGAAATTAAGTTTTCTGCTTTAGCGATATGGTCTTGAATCCAAGCTGGGATTTGTTTTTCATCCTCACCCATTTTAGCTTTCAATTCAGTTGCCATCTTAATAATGATATCGATTGAATTATTTGCCATAGAAACTTCGTGGTCTTCACCCTCACCTTCTTTAATGAATGCGTTTGCAAATGGATTAGAAATTACTTTACCCATTTCAAATTTACCAAATGCTTTTTGCGATACCAATCCTGCTAAACTAATCATATTATTTCTTTTTATTACCTAATCTTTCGTGCATTGTATCTGTAGCGATATCTGCAATTTCATAGTAACGATTTAAGATGTGACCCATATCTTCATATAAAGAATGTAATCTTTCATCCATTTGTTTTGCTTCAACAGCGAACTTATCAAATGATTTACCCATTTTATCCAATTCCTGCATATTTCTTTTTACAGTCACATTATCAAACCAATCACCACTCTCTCTCAATGTCATTTCTTTTGCAGCCTCAACAATAGCACCTAATGTGTTTGCAACCTCAGTCATATCAGATTGTCTTTTCATTTGGTCTTGAAAAGTGTTGTAAGTAGAAATAATTTCTAAGAAGTGTTTTTTAACTTCAGTAGATAATTTTCTATCTTCACCTTCTAAGTTTTCAGCTATACTGAATTTACCATTAACTATCTTTACTTCTTTCAAGTTAGTTTTACGGATATCATTGTATGCTTTCGCTACAGTAGTTCCTTTATTGCCATCAACTTTTAAGGTTATCTTATTGTTGTGTACGAAATCGTATATATCAAAGTTCTTTGCCATTATTATGCTATTTCAGTTATTATTTCTCTCATTAAATCCTGTGCTTTGCAGTATTGACCACAAACATCAGTTCCTATTTGTTGTAAACCTCTATTTACCGATTCGTTTACAGGCACCATAAATGCACCATGTGTAGATGGGTTAGATACAAAATCCCAACCAATCAATTCAAAGTCATCCTGAACCTTTACTTTGCCTTCTCCGATATTAGTTACTGAGCCCATACCTCTTGATGAGATACCTAATAGAATACCAGCTTTTAATAATTCTTTTAAGATGTTACCAGATGGCGTTGGTAGAATTTCTACTGTCCCACAAAGGTCATCACCTTCCCAATGAATTTCTCTTACGTTATGAGATACGTTCTTTAAATTAATTACAGTAGAATCCGGATGGTCTAATTCACCCAATGCTCTACGTTCTTTAATTAGTATTTCGTATTTCTTAGCTTCTCTCATTAAGATTTCTCTAGGATATACTCTACCATTTTGGTTTTCAGCAGATGCTCTTTGTAGAATACCCTTTACTAAGGTTCTCCCTCCGTCATCTTCTTGTACCTTACCTTCGAATAGGTTTGTTTCTATTAAGAGTGATTTCATTTATATTCTTATTTTTTAGATTCCATTTTGCTTCTAATCTTATTAGCAATAGTACCTAATTGAGATTTATCAACACCTAAACTATCAACAACCTGTGCAACTAATTGTAATTTTTGCATAGGGTTTAATCTAGCATCTTTGATTTTATCAATTGCTTGAGATAATTTCATTTTAATTGCAGCTGGAATTGTTGCGGATGGTAATTCAGTAGATATTGCTTCTACTTTATATTCCTCCCCATCGACTTCAAACTCATCATCTCCTGCTTGCTTTGCGTTAGAAACGGCCGCTCCAAAAGCATTACCTTCACTCTTTTCACCCTTACCATTCCAAGCAGAATCAATTTTATTAAAGAAAGATTTCTTTTCTTCATCTGACATTGCATTAATATCTTTACCTGCTTTATCTAAAGCTTTTTGAAAGAATGCTTGATATTCAGATTCTTCTGTCATCACTTCCTTAACTAATTCTTTTAGTCTTTGTCTAGTTATGTTCATATTATAATGTTCTTATTTTTTCTGAAAGATTCATTAACCTCTCTTTTATCTTATGTAAACTCTTATTTGTTCTTTTATAGTAATCTCCTCTCTTAACTCCATTCTCATTCTTTATCTTAGAATACCAGTTAACAAATTTCTCTACTTCACCTAATTGTTGTTTGATAGATGTTATACCCTTACTCATTTTAGATTTAGGAGAACCATCTTCATTTTTAATTGCTAACCAACGATTTTCGTTTAAACTAGCCGCATCATCACTCTTTGTCAATACCATACCACTCTTATCAGCAATTTCACCAGAATCACTACAATCAGTTGCGGTTGGTTTTATTTCCAATGGTTTTTTAGAATTAGCAGGAATATCGTTTTTCAACCAATCCTTTTCTTCACCAACAATTGTACCGCCAGATAATTTAGCTAATTTAGCGTTTTTACCAGCAACTTCGGATGGTTTTGAAAATGGTGCACCAGCACTACTTGTTATTCCTTCTTCTAAATCATCAACAACCTCACCACCAGTTACTTTAGCCAATCTATTGTTTTTCTTTCCAGTTTGACCAGGTTTAGAAAATGCGTTTGGAGTATCATATCCAGCAACTGCACCAGTTACAGTCATTTCCTCCAATTCCTTTTCAGATTGGATTTCTTTAACTATTGTTCTGATTATTTCTTTTAATCTAGCTTCCATTATTTTACTTTAGATTTTAATTCTTTGATTAACTCATAAGAAAGCATAATAGATGAAACTTGATTATCAGATACAGATTTACCCATTTTCATTTTTTCTAAAACAGAAATAGTTTCAGATAATTTAATTGTAGTAACTTTGTCTTGAATTTTTAATTTGATAGATTTTAGTTCAGATACGATATTTGGTAATTCTACTGAAAGGTAATCTTTAAATTTAGATGTATTTGAAATATTGTTTATATATTCCTTTAACAAATTCTTTTGCTTTGAATCTAAATTTGTATATTTTTTATTAAATGTTTCAACAAGAATCTTATAGGTTAATAATCGTAGGTCTTTGTCTTGTTGTTTATATGATTCAATTAATTTAGTATCTTCTACTTTGTTAGTTTTGATAGAAGGTCTAGCTATAATATTTTCGATTAAGGTTACTTTTGAATTAAATACATCTTTAATATCATAGTTTTCTGATTTTTTAGATTCAAAAACTTTATATATAGATGCCAATACCTTATAATTTGTTATAGGAGATGAAAGAAACTGCTCTAATTCAAATTTCTCATTAATTTGCTTAATAAGATTATATTTTTCTTTTGCAAGTTTACCTTCGTTTAATTTAGAATGTGCTTGTGATACAGTATCAACAAACATTTCCGCTTTGCTTTCAGAATTATATTTTTCTTTTAATAGTAAATCATAAAGACGTAATTCTTTATTTAATTCAGTACCAGAAGCAAAGAATTCTTTTACAATGTTTTTTGCGTTTTCCGTCTTATCACCGTTAAGTACCTCTAATGTTATTTGTCTTACTAAAAGCTCAAATAACACTCCGGTATTCTTAACCTTAGAATGTTTTATTTTTTTCATTTATTTCCCTATAATTTAACCTATATCTATAAACTAACACATATAAATATAAACTTTTTAATGTTTATTAAAATTTACTGTCATCTAACAGATTATTTTCATCTAAAAGGTCAGTTTTTTGTGTTTTTTCACTTAAAATCTTCTTTTTTGCTGAAATTCCGTTTATATATTCTCTTGCTAATTTTTTACTTGATTCGATTGAACGAGTTTCTCTCTTTCTCTCTTTCTCATTTTCTTTGTTACCCAATGGGTCTCTACCATATGGATGTTTATCTTTACCATATGTATTTCCCTCCCTTGGCCTACCACCTTTATTATCCACAATCTCCTGCTTCATTTTTTGAATTTCTTCCTCAACGTTTTGTTGTTCTGGCGGGTTTGCTGGGTCTTCTCCTTGCTGTTCAATTGAGTTATAACGGAATCTATCTTTAAGGTCTAATACCATTTTAGCTCTCTCCATATCCATTTCATCCTCACTCATACTAAATACGTTATGATATACCCAATCGGTAGATAACATATTCATTCCTTTGATATCAGTTGCTAATCTAACTTTCTCACTCCATAGATTTACCTTCTCTTGCTCATATATTGTAGATGAGTTAGTTAAAGTAAGTTGGAAGTTTGTCATTTCAGCATCATCAATACCTTGTCCAGCTAAGTGAACAATTGCTATCTTATATAATTCACTAACGATTGTTCTTTGAATTCTTTCGATTGTTCTAGCAAAACGAACATCTTCTGCAGCCAATGTAGCTTTACCATTAACGTTCTCATCATATGATAAGTAAGCCTTTGGAACTTTCAATGCTGCAAATAGTTTAGCTTTTAAGTAATCAATATCTTCAACTGCTGCGTATTCTAATCCAGCTAAGTTTTCAATAGCCGTACCACTATCTCCACCCCTAACAGGTAAGAAGAAATCTTCAGTAAGATTCTGAATATTATATTTTAAGTTGTAATCGCCACTATTTTTATCAACAAATGGAGTTTTCTTCATTTTGTTGATAATCTTTTGCATATAGTTATCAACCTCTTGTGGGTTAATATTACCAATATCAATTTTGAACACTCTCTTTTCAGGTGCTCTCATAATACGATGGATTAACATCGCATCTTCCATTAAAGATAATTGTTTCCATACTCTACGACCATTTTCAATCATAGCCTTACCATATGGAAGGAAGTTTGTATCTGATAATAAACGAAAGTGAGCCATTTCATAGTTCTCATATTCTTTTTTACCAAATCTATCTAATTCAACTTTAAACTTAACATAATTTTGATTCATTGGGTCAGTACCTTCCAATCTTTCCGTATTATATACAGAGTATGGAGTTACATTAATAATACCTTTACCTTCTGCTATTTCCAATGCTAAAAAGAAATCACCATATTTTACCAAGTTTCTTACCCAAGGCCATAAATTGAATTCAATATTAACTACATCATAAAATAAGTTATGAAGTATTGCACTTACATTCTCATTTGATGATTTAATTTGTAATACATCACCATATTCATTCTTTGTAGTAGATTCATCAGCGTAGATATCTAATGCCGATGCTATAATCGGGTCATTATCCATAGCATCATAATCTCTAAAAAGTTCTCTACGAACTTGATGATATGCCATTGATTGTGCTCCCTGATTAGTCTCATAGTAAGACCTTTGTAACTTTGTATATCTATCTCTAAGATTTACGAAGTTTGTATTCATTTGGCGGTCATCAGTATCAACAACCTTACGTTTACCATCTTTATCAACGGTTACGATAGCTTGGGTCGAGAATAACTTCTTTAACCTTCCAAAAAAACTTCTATCATCTATTTCTTGTTCTGCCATAATTTATTATTAATTTCTACAAAATCCTATTTTGACATTATATAACATAAATATCGTAAAATATCAAAACACTACAACCATTGGGATAAATCTTCAAAATCATCACCAACTCTCATTTTCCAAGGGTTATCATCCATACTGTTTCCCCCACCATAAATACCATTATATGTATTTGATGTAATACCACCTACCGCACTTTTAGTTAAATCGATTCCCTCTTGTCTTAAACGAAGTGCCGTATCTCTTACCCATAGTCCAATTGAAAACGCCATTACCAAGTCATCATTATAACCCTTCATAGCTTCTGCTCTACCATTCATATAGATAAATGTAAATAACTCATCTATTAAACGAGAAGAACGAACTATAACTGATTTCTCTCTAAAATAATCCGTTAGTTTTGATATGATTAAAGGTCTAGTCTTAGAAGTAGTTGAAAAACCAGCTACTAATCCTCTATCTTCAGCTCTATATTTATTTGTCATTTGATTCTCAGTATCAATATATTTTAAATCCTTACTCATATAGAATAAGTTTTTATATCCTCTATCAATTACTTGTTGAATTGTTGCCCAACCAATGTTTGCATTCTCCACCACAAGTAAAGCATCATTATATTCAGTTGAAAGTGCTACTAAGAAATTCCCAAAATCTTTTGTATCAACTTTACCTTTATATTCTGCTACTTGAGTTGCGTTTACGATATCAATTACATGACAAGTTGAATAATCGGCCCCATCGCCTCTCGCAACATCGGCAACAACCATATAAGATTTATTATAATCAGGATGTTCCCATTTCCAAAGGTTTCCATCAAATCCACCTTTCTCTATTGGTTCTTGAATATATGTTTCTTTAAAAAACATTAGCGTTTCCGGTTCAATTACTGTCTCACCAGAAGATACGAAGTCACAATCACACTCTTGTGCTGCTTTCTTTGTACCTAATAATTTTTCTTGCTCATCTCTCCATTTTTGGTCTCTTTCAGGATGTACTGTCCAATGTAATCTTATTGTATTGAATGGGTTTCTACTTTCCTCAGCTCCTAACCAAGTTTGGTGAAACCAATTACCCACACCATTTGGAGTAGAAAGTGCAATACAACTACCACCCGTAGATAGTGTTGATTGAGCCGCCACCCAAATCTCATCGATATCATCAATGAAGGCGGCCTCATCAAATATAAGAAGTGATAGGGCTTCAGAACGTCCTGCATCAGGAGATGAAGCAATAGCCTTAATTTGAGAACCATTTGTTAATCGAAGGGAAAGTTTGTTATCTTCCATAGAACCTCCTTTAAGCCAACTAGGAAGCAATTCATGCATCACTCTTACCTTTGTTACTAAGTTCTTTGCAACATCTTGCTTTGTTGCAATAACCAATACGTTAAAATCCGAATTGAATATCATTTTCCAAAGTGCGTATCCAGCTGATAACGTTGATATACCAGTTTGACGTGATTTAAGAACTACGTTAAACCTATTACTATTAAATTGTGTTAGGGTCTTTTCTTGAAATGGAAATAAGTGAAAGGGTATCTTACCTCTCACCGGATGCTGAATCATACAATACTTCTTCATAAAGTGAATCGGGTCTACCGCACACTTTTTGTATTCTTCCGCAATAATATCTTTTAGAGATTTCTTTTGTGTTATACCTGTACTCATACTAATCTTTAAGTGGTCTTACTAAATCGTAATTTTTATCTTTTAATTTATCGTAAGCCTCATTTCTTAATTTAGTAGCTTGCTCAATCTCACCTTCAAACTTAACAATCTCCAAAAGGATTTCTGCTTTAAGTTCTTCTACATCTCGTTCCATACTCCAAGTTTCAATCTTACCATCTTCTTGAACTACTTCGTATGTTTGTTTTGAATCTCTATAAGCTTGTTTGAATTGAGCCACTATATCATTACCATGTGCAATCATATTAGAATATATTTTATAATCTTCATATGCTTCCCACAATCCATCATATTTTATCTGAGCTTCTCTCAAAGTAAGACAGTGTAAACAATATCCAGTTTTAGATATGATTTTTTTATCAACTCTACCTATTTTTATTGTTTTACAATTATCAGATTTACAACTATTTAACTTATCTAAATAAGCTCTTACTTCTTGCATTGTATCTGATAGTTCCGATGTTTCTATCTTACCTCCTTCATGTTGTATCCAAGTCTTACCTCTATCATCAGTCCATCTTTCACCAACCTCATGCTTTACAATTTCTTTATCTGCCCCAGAAAATGATATTTGTGTGTTTTTTTCATATTCACCACCCGTCAATACCATATCCACCAACTTTCTACGTGTTGGGTGCATAAACTTTTTATTGAATTCCTTTGCCATATTACTTACGATATATTTGTATATATAAGTATATCAAAATTCAGAAAACGATTATTTATCAAAGAAAATTCCTAAAATTTGATTTAGGGGTGCGAATGCACCTGTTAATTTGTAGGTGTTGCCACCATAGACAAATACAATACCCTCATTTGGTACAATTTTTTCAAATCCACCAAGTGCATTTAAGCGAGATAATTCTAATTTTAATTTTTCAATCTTCTTAGGGTCACCACTTGCTTTTACTTGCGATATTGTTGATTGTAAACGAGCTACCATTTGTCTTTTGGCACTATCAGGGTTTGCTGTAAGAACCGAGTCCATAAACGATAACACATCCGCACCAACTCCTAAAAATATCTCCTCAAATCTCATTAGATTTTGCTTTCCTATTTTTTGTTGGTCTTGCTTATCAGTTTGTTCAGCCCATGCTCTTAATTTGTCATCGGTTATTTCTGCTATACGGAAACTCTTGTCACCAAAAGCCCATCTCTTTATTAATCCTATCTTTTGTTGATAATCTAACTTCTTAGCTTTCTTTTCTACAAAATTAGTCCACCAAGATTGATGATAATCAGCTACACCATCCGAGTCAGCTAATCCAAATTCAGATTGTAGTTTAGAAATCATTCCCAAATACTTTCCTTGTAATTTAGAAAGATGTTCTGATTTAGGAAGTTTATTAATTGGAGGTCCTTGTATTGTGTACTTTGATTGAACATGTGCATTTACTTGCTTAATCATACCACCCAATATAGATGCCGCTTGTTGGTTCTCACCTACGATAGTACCATCGATATCATAATCAAACGTACCATGAAATACCAATAGGGGTTGATTATAAGGGATTACGTTTACAGAGGTTGGATATATTACTTCCAAGTTCATAAACGAACTACCATCTTTAAATATCTTCTTACGCTGAGGTTCGGATAGTGCTGCTATTGCTTTTGATAAATCCTGCATAGCGAAGTTATATGCATCGGTTAATCCACCTCTACCGGCAAACTTATCTGCTACCTGTCCTATTGTCATAGCACCAGCTCCTTTGTTCTTTAGGTGTGATTTGTTACGAGCTGCAACTAATCTACCATTTACCCAACTAACTGCCAATGCCTGTCCATCAGTCTTTTCTCTTGCCAATTCCAAATCACCATTTAATGCCCTTACCACAATTTGTTTTAAATCACCAAATGTAAGATTCATCTCAATATCAAATGGATGATTCATATGTCCATAAGCCCCACCTTCTAATAATATTGATTCTTTTATTGGTTTTTCAATTTTAGCTAATTTCTCATAATAGTTGATATCTTCCCATAAATGGTCCATAGCTATTTCAGTTGCAATACGAACATCAGTTGTATGTTCCATTTCAACTTTAATACCATTCATTAATTTAGGTTTGATATATTCTGCTGCAAATTGGTTTGGGTCATAGTATCCTTTCTCATCATACTTCTTAGCCAAATCAATTAGCGTTTTACCTTTTGCCAAACCACCAGGAATAGTATCAGTATCTTCATCAATCTCCTCATATCCACTCATTCCGCTGTTGTTAAGTTTCTTACTATTTTTCTTAACATCTTTAGTATCAGGTGCACCATTAATATATCCACCCGGTAAACTTAAACCCACACCAGCTCCACCACCAAGTCCCATCTCATCTAATATAGAATCAAAATCTGAAACTATTTCTTTAATATCTTCTTTTGATATTATTGTATCTTTTTGATTATCAGGCAATTCCCAAAATCTTTTAGGTTTATCTATTGCTTTATTTGGTTCGGTTTCTTGCCAGTCTTCTACTTTAAATGGGTCATCTGCTGGGTTCAATGTACTTTGTGTTACATTCTTTAATTTGTAATAAGCTTTTCTGAATTGAGTTTCTGTATCTTTTGATTTTCCTCTACCTCTCATAGCGTCTGCTTTAGGTGTATGTAATTGAGTATATCCACCTTGTGCATACCAAGATTCTGGCTTTGCTGTGTTTAGTATTCTAGGTTGCCCATCTGCTACAAATGATGTATCAGGCTCATCTTGTCCACGAAATCCACTATTAGATGCCGTTTCTTTTAACGTTTCTTTTTTAGGAATTCTGAATGTTGCTACCTTCTTACCATTGATTGTTGGCATTCCCCAATCATCAGTTCCTATTGTTTTTACAACTACTTTTTTATTTTTAAATCTACCCATTAAGATAGTATCGCCAATTTTTACGTTTAGTTTAATTTCTTCGTTAATACATTCTTTTAAACTCTTTAACTTAAGAGTGATTAATTTGAATATCTGAGAATCAAACTTTGGATATGCTTTTGTGAAGTTTTTCTTTCTATCATCCGAACTACCAGCACTTAACCAATAACGAACATCAGTTCCACTAATAGGATTTGCCGTAGCAGGTGATGCGTACACATATCCTTTATCTAAATATCCTTGCTCTACCTTACCTTTATATGGAGTGAAGTACTTACCACTTAAACGATTTTCATCCTTTTCACCAACTACAACTATTAAACCAGTTGTATCAGAGTCATACTTCTTTAGTATTTCCTCAGGTGCATAAGGATTTTTAATATTGACAATTTTGTTTGATGGAATACCAAACATAGTTGTCATTATTACTTTCTTTTCCTTAAAATTAAATGGAGATTTCTTTGAATCGGTAACATTAGAAGTTCCGATATATACACTATCCTTACCGAATTTGCGTACTAAGTTATCATAAGTTGCGTAGTGTCCCTTATGAAATGGTTGAAAGCGGCCCGAATAGACAACAACTACTTTGTCCATTTGAGCTGCTTCTCCCAATATTGTTTCTATTAAAAAGTTTGATAATTCGTTCATTATATAGTTGTTCCTATATAAATATTCGATATTATTGTTTTACTACTTTCATTGCACCAGCTGATTGTTGTGCTTGTTGTTCAGCTGCTTGTTGCTTTCTAGAAGGTGCACCTGGTTGATATTGAATAGTACCATCTTGTAAATTAATTCTACCTTGTGGATACTTATCATCTAATGCATCTAATATTTCGTTTAATTCTAAACTAGTAGATTTAAGTTCATCTTCACCTTTTTGTAAAAATTCATCTAAATTAGTTAATTCATTTTGAATTTCTCTTTTTCTCATGTAGATTTGCCCGAATTCATTGATAATCTTTGCAGATTTTTGATTTAATTCTGTGATAAGTTCGAATGTCTTTTCATCTAATTTAACAGCTTCAATTTCAACTGTTGTTTTTTGTGGAATGTTATCTAATCCTGCCATAATTTTGTTTTTTATTGTTTATATATATAAGTATATTGTTTTTTTATTTTTTATAAGAATTTTTCCAATTCCTTTATTACCATTTCCGATGTTATTGATTTTGTACACTCAAACTGCCTATCCGTACCCTTATGGTCAGGGCACCAATTCCAATCCCCCGGATCCAATTTAAGTCTATTAAAGCATCCTTCGCATTTTCCTTTAGGTGCTGCAATTCTTATACAATCTTGCATTTCGGCCCAATCATATGAAAACCCACTAATTAATACAGTTGGAACGTTTAGTGACCAGCTCAACCAACTCAAACCACTACCTATACCTATAAATGCTTTTGATTTTAACATTTCATCCATAACCAATTCCAATGGTCCGTTTGGATGCTGAACTATTCCTTTTGGTAATTTATTTCCCATATAATCATCACCTTCCTTTGAAAGTAATTTTACAGTATAACCTCTATTATTTAACCAATCAACGACATCTTGCCACCCAGCTGGGTTATTCCAAAATTTAGATTGTGCAGTTCCAAATACACCAATACAAACTTGTTTAAGATTTTTATCTATGTATGGTTTTCTTTTTTTTATTTTAGGTCTAATTTCCGTATATTCCAATCCCAAAATATCCGTGCACATTTTTTGCATTGTTTGGTGCTTTGGGTCTATTGGATTTTTTAAACCATTTATAGTACCATCTTCATTATAAAATAAACCAACACTATACATTGCATATAAATCAGTAACGTTTGTACCTGGAGCTACAAATTCAATTTCCTTATAATCTTGCTCAAACATATCATTCATAAATGTAGATGTTACTACTTTACAATTGTACTTCTTTCTAAACTCATCTATGTAAGCAACCCAAGATAATGAATCACCTAATGCTCTTGAATCCAATGAAATATAAATTCTTTTATCAGTTGGATTGTAAATGTACTCATACCATAATTTATTATTTTCATAAATTAAAATTTTCCATTCTACAAAATATTCAATATTACACTTACACCAACAATTGTTTGCTATTGTAGTAGAAAATTTAATTTGGTTAGTTTTATTATCAATAAATTCAACTTTATATTCTGCCTTTTTACTTCCTTTTATTTCTAAAAAAGCACATTTTACAAAATTAATAATTACTTTATTATCAATATTTGCAATTGGATTTAGATTCTTTTTTAAATTATCATATATCATGTATTCCAAGTTTTAACTGTTAAATCTAATAATGAATATCCTTCCGCTTGTTTACTATACATTTTATTAGTTGTATATCTTGGTCTTGGGTGATTGTGAAAAACGTGATTAAACCAAAGGTCACCAACATCCCAACCACAATCTATAAGTCTATCTGCCCACCATTGCTTTTCTCTATTAGGAATTAAATAACAATGTGCCAAGTCTTGATTTGCAGCAGTCTTTGAAAATAACTCATCTATTTTTTCTTTACTTCTTGATGGGTTATCTGCAAATGAAATGAATGGTACATTATCTCTTTCTGAAAGGAAACAAGCTCTATGTATAATTTCAACAAATTCTTCCAAACCAGTATAAATAAAAGCATCAGCTTCAAATATTAAAGTGTAATCAAAGTTTTCAGTATCCATCGTTTCCAACGCTCCTCTATGTGCTAAATAACATCCATAGTGTCTACCAGTCATCCAACCCAAACCAGCACCAGGGTATAATTCTCCCGGCTTATTATCTTTACTTATATGCTCAGGTCTTCTACAATTTTCAGCTGGCGCAAATCCTTCATATACTTCATTAACAATTGGTTGATATACCATTCCATATTTTTCTAATTGCTTAAGAGATTGAATACTAACCATCTCTCTCATATCATCAGGTCTAGTCAATAAATGTTTTACCTGAATACGAGGTTTCTTACGTCTCCAATTTCTAAATCCAAGAATACATTGATTGTAAAAGAATTCATCTACTGCTCTAGTAACACCAGGAAAGAAACTTCCACCATAATCATCTCCACTAATAGTTCCACCAGGTTTTACTTTGTTGTACCAATAATGAATATCATCATTAACATCTTCATAACTATGCCCAGCATCTAACATTATATAATCAATACTACTATTACTAAATTGATTAGCTGCATTATGTGATGTATCTTTAATTATTTCAAACGAACCATAGTTTTCTGAAAGTACTGTGTTATCTACAAATTCATAAAATATATCTCCATTAAATGCTCCAACTATGTTTTGGTGCAACTCCTCATCATCAGTTCCCTTAAATGTATCAATGGTTATAAACTTAATATCTTTTTTAGATTCTTTTATTTTGCTTGCTAAATAATTTGTAGATTTACCGAACCAAGTACCAACCTCAACGAAAGTATCTCCATTTTTTGATTCTTCAACAAATTGATTATACAATTCATCAAATGCAAACCAACCGGGAATATAATTGAAATCAGGCTTAAGCGTATCTAATATAATTTTTTTTGTTGCTTTTAAATCATCATCAATATAAGTTACTAATGAATTATTATCATAGGTATCTAAATATGTATGTAACTTTCTAAATATAGAAGGTAATTGATAACTCAACGCCTCTTTAATTGATAACGGATTTAATTCTAATTTAGAACTAAAATAAAACATATCACTTGCTGCGTAAAATGTATCAACATCATTACGTTCTCCCCATATAACACAATTTTCAGGTTTGTGTTTCATAAGAGGTCCCCAATAATGTTCAAAGTTTCCAGCCTGATTTCCTACGAAATGAAATTTAATTTTGTATTTTTCTAATTGAGTTGCTAATGCAAATATTTCACCTTGATTTTTACCTGGTGCAAATAAACCAACATTAAGAATATGTTTCCAATCGGATTCAAATCCTAATTCTTTTTGTGCCGCTTCCTTATCAAATTTATATTCCTCAATTGGATATTCCCATAATTGGGTTTCAACTCCAGTATGCTCAAACTTTTGTCTACTCCATTCGGATACTAAAATGTATCTATCAGGGTGATAATTTATTTCAGATGGATTGGTGAATGAACCATGTGTAGATGCTACAATAAAATAATTTCTATCTTTTGTAAAAATCCCATCTAATATAAATGGAGCTAAATCAAATTGTGGGATTTCCTGAAAATGTATAATATCAGGTTTAAACTGATTTATTACATTTAGTATTTCCGATTTATCATCTCCCAACGTGTGAACTTCTACTAATGATTTTATTCTATTTTTTTGAACCACAAAAGCATCACCACCACTATTGTTTATTTCAACAACTTGGATATCAAAATCATTTAAAAAATGTTTTACCTGCTTATATAGATATTGTGGTTGCCCTCCAGTAGATAAGTGGGGTGCAATATAAAGTAACTTCTTTTTAGACATATTTTATTAATTGTAACAAAGATACAAAATAATTCTTAAACTACCAAATTTATTTTTTAATAGCTAACAGTACCTTCTAATAAATCAATTTCTCCACTTGGATATTTTTGCTCCAATTCAGATAAAATTGAATTTAATTCACCAACAGTTGTATCAAATTGCATTTCTCTCTTATCTAAGATATTTTTTAATTCTCTAATTTCTAAGTGAATTTGTCCAACTTCTATAAATAATTGGTTTTTCCTATTGTTTAACTCTTTTATACTAGCAACAACAGATTCTTCTAATTTTTCTATTTTATTTTCCATAAATTATTGTTTATATATAAGTATATATTATTTTTGTTAAGAACCAATTTTTGATTCTAAATCTCTAACTTTTTGTGTTAATTCTTGCACTGCCTTCCACAATACAAATACCAATTCTCCTTTAGCGATACCAGATGTCATCCATTTTTTTGGTCCATCTACGTTGTCTGGGTCATCAAACCAATCATAATCCACAAATTCCTCCAATCCAGCTGATTCTAATTCCTCCGCAATAACCCCTATTTGTTGAGGTCTATGTTCCTTCTCAGCATCAACTTTCCAATAGAATGTTCTGATAGGTGTATTATTTACAGCTTCTAATAATGATGGGTGTTCCCAATTTATTATTTCTTCTTTATATCTTCTTGCTGAAGTATTTCTACCAAGTTTCCATTGTGATAATGAAAACTCCATATCTCTAATAGTACCACCCAAATCACCCGAACCAGGAATATTTACCATTTGAACGGTAGGTCTTGGTGTGCTTCCAACGGTGTGTGTTGTTATTGCACCACTATTAGCGCCAGGATTCCAAGAAATAACACCAGTACCCATTTCAATATTGTTATTATTCATAGCAATTTTTCCAGTACCAACTTCTATATTAATAGCAGTGCCAGTTGTAGTTCCAGATAATTGAAGCAATGTATTTGTTGTATCGCCAATAAGT